CTGGCATACCGCCCGGAGTAGACTCATTGGCAGCCATAGAGTTAGGATCTGTAGCGTATTCGATATCAGCACTTTGAGTATTAGGCTTTGGTTGAGCATAAACACCAATATCTCTGTCTGTGCCAGTGCTTTCTGGGAACTTGTAAGACCATGTACTAGCGTCCTTATTCTCTTTGGCATGACCTAAAGGATAAGAACCTGCTGGTGTTACTTTAAATTTCTTTTCGATAGCCATGATTAACGACCTCTGCTTCCAGATTTTTGATTCATCGCACGAGCCATATTGCGACCCACTTGTTTCATCTTAAGAGAAGTAACCGTAGAAGCGCCTTTAGAGCCTTTGCCACTTTGGATACCGACTGTTGGACCTGTATCACCAAGGTTTGTACCCTTAGTTTTGCCTGTTTTAGTGATGCCGTCTGCACCTTTTTTGAATGTCATTTGAGACTCCTTAAGTTACTGATATTGTTACATTGCTAACTATAAAATTCAAGGTTAAATCATTAGGTGTCAAACCAGCATCGCTTTGACTAGAACCGCCTACAGGATTAAACCCCCACTGAAATTGCCTACTACCATCACCGCTATATCCATCAGATCTCACGGTATTGTTAGATTGGTTACTAATCTGCAAGCCGCTAGGTCCTGAAACAACATAACTAGTATCTGGTCTAGGCTCCCGTACTGCTTGTGGATCATAAACCGGGTAAAGCCCAAGAGATAACTGAGGCTGATCAGGATCCCAGCATTCTGGGCAGACCTTGATCTGAAACAGCTTAGTCTTGATGATTTCCTTCTTTAATTCCTTAAGCTTATACCGCTGACCGCACCTATCGCACTCAGCAATTGAATACTTACCTGAAGCATACTGTGTAGCCATTACCAGAACATCTGTCTAGGAGCTAATCTCAGAGAAGCTTTTTCACGGTCCTCCTGAGAAGCGAACGTCCATTGTTCCTCATAAGAAGACTTAAGCATATCAATTCGACCAGCAGCTTCAGGAACTTTCTGGGATAAGTAATATGCCAAGCCAGCAATCATTGGAGGAAGGAAACGGAAAGGAATATCCTGAGTCTGAGTACCAGATCCAGCATCTTGAATTCTTCTTAAGCGGTACGCCACGAATGTATAGTTACCACCGGAGTTCGGGGTGGGCCAGACATTGATGGAAGGCAGGTTTGGAACAGATAAAGTTGCACCTGAAAGGTGGAGTGTAGCTGTTGTATTAGCTTGTCCACGGGAGCATAACTGAAGCTGATTGCCTGATACTGTGTTGTAGTAAATGACTTCAGAACCAATCTGAACGTAGCCATTACTTGCCAATGGAACTGTAGAGCTTACAGTGATTGTCGTATCTGTAGCGGAGATATCGCCTACTAGAGTCACCGATGTAGGGTTAGATTCGCCAGTTTGACGATTTACCCATACCTGAATAGGTCTGCCTTGGGCGAGCTTATTCGGGATCGTGATGTACATAGTCTCGGAGATACGAGTAATGTTGATGTCAATCTGATTCTGACCAGTTCCGTTACGAACCACGGTATCCAAAAGATCAATGGTATCTATTGGCAAAGCATAAGTAACTTGACCAGTAACTAACGGGATCTCAATCTGTTCGATTGTCCAAAGGTTAATGCCTCGGTTTGCCCACTCAATAGTTAGCAAATTCAAGCTGCGTCTGGCTGTACGCAACTGGTATCCAGTACGCATTTCTACGCCACAACGCTCATAGGCTTCTTCAGCTATGTCCGTAAATGGTAGATTAAACGACTGAACGCCAGTAGTTGTCATTTAAGTCCTTTGAGTGTCTCAGCGAGACGAGCACGTTGCCCTAGCTTACCGGGCTTCTTAGCAGCCACTGCAAGCTTCTTGGCGGGGATTGTCTTGCCAGCCTTTACGCCTAGCTCTTTACGAAGCGCACCGGGCTTTTTAATCGCTTCTTTAATCCAGTTTTTAGTAGCCATTATTTTCCTTTTGCTGCTCTCATGTTATCTACTAAGTTAGGATATGGTCTGCCAGCAGCTTTAGCCATTGACTTAGCCGATGCTTTCTTTTTGGCAGATAACTTCTTAGGAGTACCTAGCTTTTTAGGGCGAGGCTTATCCCATACCTGACCGCCTTCAGCATACTCTGTAAAGTCTGTATTGTCCCTACGAGCTTTAGTAACGCCTCTACCCATCTTAGACGGTAGTATCGCTCCCATTCCTCTACTTGGACGCATGATCAGCAGATCTTTCCACGGGTTTTACCCTTAATAGCAATACCATCGGCACGTTTAGAAGCAGTCATACCACCTGACTTCATACCTTTACCACCAAGAGCTTTAGCCAAGCCAGAACCTTCTCTAGCTTGTTTATCAAGCATTTCTTGACCTTTACGGTTCTGTTCTTCAGTACCAACCACATTCTCATAAAGAGATTTAGCGCCACGCTTTACTGGATTAACAATGTACTTATCCATAGCGGCAGTATCAGCCTCATTCTCTTCACGAGCAATACGGTCTGTCAACTCTTGTGGAAGTTCTTTTGGCATGATTAGCAGTACTTAGTCTTAGTTCTACCACGTTGAGCAATACCATCACCACGGCTAGAAGTAGAGCCACCAGCAGCCATCTTGATTGGTTTAGCACCGTATACGCCTTTACCACCTTTAGCGCCACCTTGGATCTTCTCTACCTTATAGCCACGCTCTTCCATACCTTTAGTATGACCACGTTTCTGAACAGCAGACTCACCAAACTTCAACAGTTTGTTAGAGCCTTTTTCTACATCTTTAGCCATAGTTCTTGGACCCATAGTCTCTTTAACTTTGCCACCTTTTTTCATTGGCATTGGAGCCATAGGAGGGCGAACAGGAGCAGGAGCCATTGGAGGACGGGCTGGATTAACAGCAGCCATAGGAGGACGTGCTACAGGAGGAGCAGTCATTGGCATAGTAGGAGTTGGAGCAGCAGGTCCACGAGCAGCCTGAGCGTTTAAAGAGGCTACTACTTTAGGATCAATCTTGGCTTTACCACCAGCAGCCATTTTCTTAACCTTGCCACCACCGCACATTGGTTCACCTTTTTCTTCAGACATTTCTTTCTTCTCATGTTTAATCATAGAAGATGGAGCGCCTTTTTTACGCATGAATTCCACTTCATTTTTTTCCATATCTTTAAATGTTTTTTTCATAGCGAGACCGCCCTTTTTCAATTTGTTTAAGTTAGTGTGTTTACCTTGATGCTCTTGCTCATCGTGCATCTTAAACGCACGTTTAATTAATTTCTTGTCTTCTTTTATATCTGGATGTGCCATACCACCACCTTTAAATTTTTTGCCTTTATCCGCAGTAATAAAATCTTTACCAACTGACATTGGAACTCCAGCCTTCTTAGCAAAAGCTGAAGAATGGGCAATAGCTTCCATAAAATTATGTTGTTTTTTAGATGTACTAGGCATTTCTGTTCTCTTTAATTACAGTATCTAGCTTCTGTTCCATACGATCTAAACGATCTAGAACTCTGTTAATGTCTAAATGAACGTCTACTTTTGTAACATACTCCTTAGCAATCTCTTCACGAGTTTTGTTTAAAAGAATATCAATACGTTTTAATTCGTCTGATTTATCTTTTAACACATAGCCAAGACCAGCAACGCCAGCAGACAATAGAATATTCCAAAAAGTTAGTTCCATTCCTAACACTTCCATCTTTTTAAGCTTGCTGCTTTGCGAGTTGGTTTACCATTCTCATCTTTCATCGGACCGGGCATACCAGACATACGGGCGCAAAAAGACTTCTTGCGAGCGCCACCTTCAGGCTGTGGAGCCTTTAGGTTAGATCCGGTAGCTTTGTTGTACTTAGCCCTTCCCTTAGCGGTAAGACCAGCCCCTTTTGAGACTGAAAGCTTTTCGCCTCTACCAACAGAGAGAGAAGGAGTTTTCTTAGCCATAAGTAATAGTGAGAGCAGAAAGAGTTGTTCCTACTACATAGATACCATTTTGGCAAAGAATTCCTTCACCGGGAATCAATACTTGAAATGGTTGCACTTCCGTTGAATACTTAAATTGATAAATGATGTTTGCAGAAGTATCTGTACCATCATAGATAGTAAAAGTTGCTCCAGTACCATTGCCAATAAAGACAATAGACTTTAAGCGAGTTCTACCAGTAAATAGCTGTACTGGAAATGTTCCAGCATAAGCCGACTTTACGTCATATTGCATCGTCATAATTAATCTCCTAAAGTTAAAAAGGAGGTAGGGTTTGTACTACCCCCGAAGATTAATTAAGCTGTAAATGATGTAGGAGTATAAGTACCGTCACTTTGTTTAACTACATAACGTACAGTTAACACGCCAGCACCAGAGGTAGCTGTTACGTTAGCTTGTGTAAATGTAATTAAAGCATCGCTAGAACCTACGTTAGCGCACAATGCTGCTCCGGCAGCGTTGTTATTGCCTAGCAAAATGTTAACAATACCTGTATTTGTAAATACGCTACCGTTAGCTGCTGTATTAATGGCTGTACCATTTACAAACAAAGCATAAGTAGGGGTAGTAGTAGCATAAGCTGTAGTTGTATTGAACTGTGCATCAAGAATCTGTGCACCAGCGGGCAAAGTAAAAGCATAAGTTCCAGCAGTTACATCTGTATACGCTACAGGAATAGATTGGGCAACTGTTGTTGCACCCATATTGCGAATTGTTCCAGCAGTAGAACCAGTAGTATTTTTAACGGTTCCGAGTAGCCAAGGACCTAAATGTGTAGCTAAACCCATAATATTTCTCCATACAAAGATAAGCTCATTAGTCTTGTATGCGCTTGCCGGGGCAATCTAATAAGCCGGATTCTCCCGGTTTCAATAATCTTACTACTTTCCAAGCTTTATGCAAGGGATAAATAAGAAAAAACCCTACTTTTTTAAGGTAGGGTTTTCCATATTGCTAGTGCTTAGTTAGCACCCGGAGATCCGTACATACCTAGTGGATCAGAATAGCCGAAGCTATAACGCTCACGAGATTTGTAACGAACGTTACCAGTGTCAAAGTCACCGTCCATTGAGTTGCTCAAAGGAGTACGAACAAAGTGCTTCATACCGTTAGGTACATCAGTAGTCAAGAACCAACCGTTGTTATCAGTCAAGAAGTGGTTAATTGTGTAACCATCAGGAATAGAACCGTTGTTTTTGATAGCGTTGATGTCGTTATCGGTAGTACCAACACGAAGCTCAGTTTCCAACAAACGAGTTGCAACGAATTGCAATGCTGGTGGAACGATGAGTTTCTTAGGTTTAGCAGCGATCAA